TGGTCTGGATGCTGAAACTGAATTAGCTAACATTCTTACCACAGAAATTCTTGCTGAAATCAATAGAGAAGTAATTAGAACTATTGCTATTACTGCTACTCGTGGTGCAAACACTGGAACTACCACATCAGGTATTTTTGATCTTGACACAGACTCAAATGGTCGTTGGTCAGTTGAAAAATTCAAAGGTCTAATGTTCCATCTAGAACGCGAATGTAACCAAATCTCACGTGATACCCGTAGAGGCAAAGGTAACATTATGATTTGTTCTTCTGATGTTGCATCAGCAATGCAAATGGCCGGCATTCTAGATTATACTCCTGCTTTGAACTCAAATCAACTTAATGTTGATGATACTGGTAATACTTTTGCTGGTGTTCTAAATGGTAGACTCCGCGTCTATATTGATCCATATGCCGAAGGTGGTAACTATGCCGTTGTAGGTTATAAAGGTCCAAGCACATTTGACGCTGGTATTTTCTATTGCCCATATGTTCCACTACAGATGGTTCGTGCGGTAGGCGAAGATAATTTCCAACCCAGAATCGCATTTAAAACCAGATATGGTATGGTAGCAAATCCATTCGCGGAAGGTATTACTGCTGGTAATGGGGCTTTAACAAAAGATAGTAACAAATATTACAGAAGAATCCTTGTCACCAACCTAATGTAATTGTATACTTTCTTTATAGAAAATATTTATCCTCTAGTATTAATTTACTAGAGGATTTTTATATGTCCATACTGATTGCCCACTATCCCAATACATTTTATATTTGTTATTAAACATATTTTCTCTTTCACTTAAATTCTCATCATATATTTTCAATTGATTTTTTAATTTATGTTTTTGAAAATTCATTCTATTATAACTAATAACTCCATTAGTCCATCTATACCCAGGTTTACTATAATGAGAAAATGTAAACCCTAAATTGTTATATACATTACCTTCACTATACTGTCTATCCGCATAGGAAATAACTGTATTTGGATGGTGAATACTAATAAAATATTTAAATAATTTAGATGATCCTCCTACAACATTATATCCAATTTTCGTGCATAATCTAATAAGTTCCCATTCATTTTGTTTATCAAATCTAGGGGAACCTAAAGATATTATTTGTATCAATTCGCCATTATAGTATAGACCGTATTTTAATTTAGATTGAGAGTATCCTGAAATATGATTTTCCTCACAAAAAGATTTACATATTTCAGTTGATATTTCTTTTACTAAACATTGTCTGGCAAAAATTCTATTTGATTTTTGTATTTTATTCAATATCATTGATTTGCATATATGTTTTTTAGATATCCATTGTTCATCAGTAAATTGGAATAATGAAATGTCTTTATTTTTACACTGTTCTGTTTTAATTAAATGCCTATCAGTTTCTATAGTAGAGGAATGCCAATATAGTCCATTAATTTCCAATGCAAATCTATATTGTGGTAGATATACATCAAGTTCTAAATTACTATTATTTAAAATTCCCTTAACATTAGTTAATACTTCTACATTATACTCATTTAAAAACTCACTTAATTCTTTTTCATGAGAACTTCTATTACAATAATATTGAATTTCTATATTATGTTTAATTAAATAATCTATTACTGTTCCATAATATACATTCAAATTTTCCGCTATTTGTGTAGATGTCAAATTTTTAGTTACATATTCATTATGCATATACTCATAGTTTAATAATTTATTCAATGCATCAGGATTGGTTTTTTCTAATTTAGATTTAGACAATATAGTTTTAATTTCTTTTCTCTGGGAATTGAATTCATGGCCATATTTTTCTTTATTAGTTTCTTTCATTTTTCTAACTTTTTCAGTTTGATCAATGAATTTAAATTTGCTCGTATCTTTATTCTTATCTTTTAAATAACATCTTCCTGAACAATATTCAGATAGTTCTTTTCTATCATTTAGGTGTTGGTGTTCATTTCCGCAAGTTTTACATTTTAATAATGATGTATATCCTGCGGAAATAAATTTAAGTCTAGTTGTTAAATTAGTAGACAAATCTAAATAATGAGATAAATTTAATACTTCATCATATAACGAAGTGTCTTTATTTTTCAGAACAATTAATTTGCGTTGTTTTACGTTAGGAATTAATTGTTCAATTTTCTCTACTAATTCTCTCATTATTACCTCAATGGTATCATCGGTCCTAGCCATTTGCATTTATCACAATGATATCTAACTGGCGCGACTATTTTTAATCTATTATTTTTACATGATGGACATAAAATACCTAAATCTACTACTATAGGTGGTTTATTAATTCTATTTCACCCTATAAATCCAAGGATAATTCCTATAATAAAATATATCATTTAACGGGTAAACCAATATACACATACCAATAAAATTATGATAAATGACAGATCATCCACTATAAAAACTCGCTCCCAAAATAAGTAATCCAATAACAATTAGAAATAATACATAGATAAATGCCACTGAATTCTCATATTTATTCAGTTCATCAAATATTTTCTTACCATTCAACATCAATATATCCTAACTCAGCCAGAGAATTAAATTCTGTCCCATTCACTACAACATTATTCTGAATATGCCAATGTCCATGAATCCACATCTTAGGTTTATTAATATCCCAAATCATTTGCAGAGCATGTCGAGTTACACTATTCCAATCAGAAAAATTTCTATAATCCGCATCTAAGTTATAACAGAATGATTCTGGGCAATCATGAGACACGATAATATCCAGAGGCTTCTTTATTTTTTCAACTTTCCTAATAATTTTATTCAATTCTTTATATGATAGTTGCTCATCTGGCCACCATGATACACCTTCTAATCGCCTTTGTCTATCAATAGAGAACGCTCCACCAATGAATAAGCATGATTTCTTATTGCCAGGACTATTATCAGCTAATCCAGTCGTCATTCTCCCATCAGGAATCCATTTAAGATATGGACTATCTTTATATTGCTTGCAGACATCGGGACTATCATGATTTCCGCGAATGAAATAATGCTTACCTTTAAGGTTAATTAATTCTCTATATTTAATGTCAAATCCCATGCCAAAATCACCAACTTGAATTGATTTTCCATCTGGACTATCATTAGCAATTTTTACATATTCAGAAATTTTTCCGTGAATATCTCCAATAAATCTCAATATATTCTTCCTTTTAAAATATTAGATTGATAAATATGTATATAACATATACAGATCGCAAAATTAATGCGACGATCATAATTACTTTTTAGGGGGAAATCGTCATTCCCCTAATTTTTTAGGAGTATACCATGTCAGCTTTAGATAGTCAACCTTCAAACTATAATTTTTTATCATCAACCGGATTTACGTTTTTCGTAAAGAAACTCCCCACAACTAATTTCTTCACAGAGAGTGTGAATATACCAGGGAGAAGAATTACATTGGTCCAACAGTCAACACCTTTTATTAACATTAATGTAAATGGAAATAAGATGGTTTATAATGATTTGACTGTTACATTTATAGTAGATGAAGATTTGGAAAATTATTTGGAAATTTCTACTTGGCTAGATGGATTGGGTGGGCCGGAGAGTTACCAGCAGCGCGCAGAACTCATTAGTAAAAATTGGAAAGGTGAAGGTAAGGAATCTGATTGTATTATTAATATTTTAACTAACACTAAAAATCCTAATGTAAGAGTTACTATTTTAGATGCATTTCCCACATCATTATCAGATTTTATTCTTTCATCCACCCAAACATCAGAGGAACATGTTGTTGCAACTGCGACATTTAAATATAAAAACATAAAAATTGAAAGAGTATAAGAATGAAATTAGATGATATTATTACATTATGGGAAGAAGACACTAAAATAAATCCAGAGGATATTGGGGGAGAAACGTTAAACACTCCAAAATTACATAGTAAATATCTAAAACTATTCGCCAATGAATCTGCATTACTAAAAAAATATAAGGCAGATCATAAAAGATTATACAGAATTAAATGGGAATATTATCTAGGATTACTTAGTATAGACCAATTAAAAGAATTAAATTGGGAACCATTTCAATTTAAAATTCTAAAATCTGAATTACCTATGTATTTGGATGGTGATGAAGATGTATCACAACATCTAATAAAAATGGAAATGCAGCAGGAAAAAGTTAATTTACTGGATCAAATTATTAAATCTATTAATAATAGGAATTTCGTATTTAAGAATTATATTGATTGGAAAAAATTTGAGAATGGAGTTGCCTAGATCATGACCTCAATTACGATTAATTATTTCAATGAAGTTTATATCAAAGTTACATCTGAACCTCATGTTGAACAAGAATTATCTGAGTTACTAACATATGAAATTCCTGGTAGTAAATTTATGGCCAGAAAAAATCCACGATATAAAAATTGGGATGGAAAACTAAAATTATATTCCAAGCAAACCAAGAAAATATATTATGGATTATTAGATAAAGTCATAGAATATGCACAGGATAATTCATATGAGATAGTTAATAATCTTCCTAAAGTGGAAGTTAAAATGAATCAAGTTTCCACAGAGGAATTTATTGATTTTATAAAACTTCCTGTCACTCCTAGAGATTATCAAGTAGCAGCATTTCTGGATTGTGTCAATAGCAATCGGCGTCTAATTGTCAGCCCCACAGGATCAGGCAAATCATTATTAATTTATATGTTATCCAAATATTATTTAATGGAGAATAAGGATAATAAAGTATTAATTATTGTTCCCACAACTAACTTGGTGGAACAGATGGCTGGGGATTTCCTGAATTATGGATATACAGAAAATGTTCATAAAATTTATTCTGGAAAAGAAAAGAATACAGAAGATACTATAACTGTATCCACATGGCAATCACTACAGAATATTGATCCTGAATGGTTCAAACAGTTTACCACGGTGTTTTTCGATGAGGCACATACCTGCAAATCACGTGTTCTAAGCTCCATACTTTGCTCTCTGGTGGACTGTAAGTATCGCTTTGGGTTTACTGGCACCCTCCAATCAGAGGAAGTGAATATATTAGTATTAGAGGGATTATTCAATACTCACAATAAAGTTATTACCAGTAAAGAACTAATGGATCGGGGAGAGTTAGCAGATTTATCAATTGATATTATAATGCTTAACTATGATGAAATCACTAAGAAAATGACTAAGGATTTTGAATATCAGGATGAAATCAATTTTCTAATTTCTCATAGAAAAAGAAATTCGTTTATATCTGGATTAGTTCAATCTCTGAAAGGCAATACTTTAGTATTATTTAATAGGGTAGATGGTCATGGGAAATTACTATTTGATTTATTGAAAGATAAGATGGAAAATGTATATTTTCTTCATGGAAAAGTTGACGTTAAAGATCGTCATGGCACTATACAAAAGGTTGACAATCTTGAAAATTCTGTTATAATAGCATCATATGGAGTATTTCAATTAGGGATTAATATACCTAATCTGAATAATGCAATTTTTGCAAGTCCATCTAAATCTAAAATTAGAAATCTTCAATCAATCGGAAGAATTCTTCGTATATCTTCAAAGAAAAATACTGCTAAATTATACGATATAGCCGATAATTTAGCATATAAGGGTAAGAATAATTTTACATTAAATCATTTGTTTGAAAGGGTTAAAATTTACAATGACGAAGAATTTAAATACCGAATCCATCAATACACCATTGGATGATATTGATGATATTGATGAAGATGAACAGATGGAGGATACCGATGAGGAATCTTCCGATGAAACTACCGAGCAATCAGTAGATTTTCCATTTTTTCCTATGGTCGTTAAATTGATGACTGGTGATGAATTATTAGTTAGTAATTTATCACGAAATGGTAATTATATGATGGCAATTAATCCATATGTAGTTACTCGCCAGATTATTAATAATACTCCTGCATTATTTCTATTGAAGTGGATGCCATATACTTTAACTAGGAGTTTTCTATTCAGCCCAACATCAATTTTAACCGTCAATATGCCCAATGAAGAAATATTATCACACTATAAAACTTGTCTAGAAGAGGAAACTATGGATGAATTTCAAGTCACAACAAACAATTACTCCCACGCGATTAACTAAACCTAGAAATCATTACATCAATAATAAGAAATTTCTAGATGCATTTATTAAATATCAAAATGAGATTAAACGGTGTCAGGAAAATAATCTTACTGTCCCAGCTATTCCCAATTATATTGGTGAGTGTATCTTATTATTGGCGAATAAGTTAGCACAGAAGTCAAATTTCTGTAATTATCCATTCAAGGAAGAAATGATATCTGATGGAATAGAAAACACTTTTCTATATCTACATAGTTTCAATCCTGAGAAATACGATAATCCGTTTGCCTATTTCACTGAGATTATTAAAAATGCATTCATCAGACGAATCCAAAAAGAGAGAAAACAGACGTATATCATTCATAAGATAACAGAATTTCAGACATATTCAAATCTGAGAACTGAAAATCCCTCGGAAATGAATGATGATGATTTTGTTGAGAGTTATGAGAATATGTTAAGTGAAAAGCGACGCAAGGCAAAAGAACGCCAGAAAGAAAAAAAGATGGCGAAAGATGAAAATAGTTCTTGACACCCTCTTTTTTAAGTTGTATACTAAACTGTGGTTTTATGAATAAGAATAAGGAATAACTGTTAATGACTATAATCAATAAGGAAATGGGTAACATTCCACCTATCATTGGGCAATATATTAGAAACATGTTTGATCCAACAATACGTGAACATGTTAGAGATAATTACCGTGATAATATACATTCTGTATTAGAAGTATGTCAGGAAGCTATCAAGGAATTTGATAAGAAAAAATCACATAATAAAATCTTTGGTAATAATAACAAGAATAGAAAATAATACTGATGGCTAATGAAAATAAAATAGCTATTCTAGGTGATCTTCATTGGGGTGCTAGATCAGATAGTATTCATATTATCAATCACTTCAATAATTTCTTTAGTAAAGTATTCTTTCCTGAATTAAATAGACGTGGTATCACTAAGATCATTCAATGTGGTGATTTAGTTGATAGACGTAAATTTATCAACATTAATACTGCTCATGCTATTCATGAATATTTTACCAATGAAATAGAGAAGAGAAACATTTCCCTGGATATTATTATTGGAAATCATGATACCTTCTATAAGGGAACGAATAGTGTTAATGCATTAAATATCCTCTATAGAAATGTCCCTGATAATATTAAGTATTATTCATCACCAGCAGAAGTTATTATTCAGGATAAACCATTCCTATATGTTCCCTGGATATGTGATGATAATGAAAAATTATCCTATGAGTTTATCCATAATTCTAAATCTGACTATATGATTGGTCATCTGGAATTATCTGGGTTTGAAATGAATAAGGATAATTTTTCCGAGGAAGGTATGTCACATAGAATACTCAGTAAATTTAAACAAGTATTCACAGGACATTATCATCATAAATCAACAATTGATAATATCACATATGTTGGAACTCCATATGAAATAGTATGGTCGGATTATGATGATCCACGTGGATTTATTATATTGGATTTGAATACTGATGAAACAGAATTTATTCAAAATCCTCATTGTTTATTTCATAGAATAATTTATGATGAGAAAATTATTAAAAATGATACATTTCCCTATGATAAGTATAAAAATACTTATGTCAAAATTGCCGTAGTTAGCAATAAGAGAAAACATAAGTTGGATGAATTTCTTGATAACTTCAATAAAGTTGAAACAATTGATCTACAGGTTATTGATGAAAGTGTATTATTAGATACCGATGTAAATGTTGATATGGAACAGATAGAAGATACCTATACCATAATAAACAATTACGTAGATAAAATTGAAATAGAAGATAAGTCAATGATTAAACAAGAGTTAATCAATCTGTATAATGAAGCAATTCAATTGAATAAGGAATAATATATTATGATTGATAAAATGAAAATGACGGATAATACATTGCTAGGTATAGAAGGGCAATGTCCTAGATGTAAAAGTTATTCTGGGGATAGTTGGGCATGTCCAGGTGGAAAATGTCCATTAACAATGTCACCACATTTTGATTCAGAAACACAATCTCACTATGCGATAAACCTTATTAAATATAAAATAGAAGGGTAATATAATGGAACCTTATAAATATAGAAGTAATTTTATTTGTATTGATACAACCAATCAAATTTATGAGGCTTATATTTTGAGAGTGGGTAAAATAAACCCATATACTAATATATGTTATCAAGCTAGTGTTATTAATAAAGCACTAAATGAATATTTAGTAAAAATATATGATCATACTGCATATGGTGGTATAGTAGACACAGATATGCTTATTAATAATAAAATTACTGATGCATCACATAAAATTGTTGATATGAATATCTCAGGAAATAAACTTTATGTTGGAATAAAATTACTTAATAATCATCTTGGTTCAATAATTAAATCACTTTATGATAACGATATCACATTAGTTCCAATATTATCTATGTCTGTTGTAGATAATTTTAAAGTTAACACAATAAATTTTCCCAAGGATATTACTATTGATAGTGTTAATATTGGAATAGAAACACCAAATGCACATTAATTTTGAAAAAATTAAATTTAAGAACTTTCTTAGTTCAGGTAATACCTTTACAGAAATTTATCTTAATAAAAACAAACATACATTAATTGTTGGTAAAAACGGTAATGGTAAAAGTTTATTAATTGAGACTATTTGTTTTGCATTATTCAATAAACCATATCGTAATATCAATAAACCACAATTGGTAAATTCCATCAATGGTAAGAATATGATTGTTGAATTGTATTTTGATATTGGTAATAACAAATATATCATTAAACGTGGAATGAAACCTGTAGTATTTGAAATTATTAAAAATGGAGTATTGATTAATCAGGAAGCTGATAGTAGAGATTATCAGGAATATCTGGAAGAGAATATTATTAAATTACGCCATAAGTCTTTCACACAGACATCTATTATGGGAACGGCATCATTCGTTCCATTCATGCAATTATCATTGAATAATAGACGCCTGTTTATGGAGGATTTATTAGATCAACAGATATTTACCACAATGAACATCATTCTGAAAACGAAATTAAGTGATGTTAAAAGTAATCAGTCTGAGTTAGGTAATCAGATAATCATTCTAGATGAAAAAATAAATATTCATGAAAATTATATTAAACAACTCAATACTGATGAAACAGGTAAGATAAATTCTATTAGAGAAAAGATAGATGCATATAAGAATAACATAGTTACATTACAACAAAATATATCTGAGTTAGAATTATCAATATCAGAGTTAGAGAAATCAAAGTTAGATATTAATAACTTAAATGAGGAAATATTAGAGTTAAATAAATTCAATAATAAATTTAGTAATAAAAAATCTAGACTAAATGAGGAAATATCATTCTTCAATGATAATGATGTATGCCCCACGTGTAGACAAAACATTACGAGTGAATTTAAATCCGATACTATAGAAAAACATACTAATTGTGTAAATGAACTGAATAGTAATCTTCTGAAAATTGAGAAGAAACTAAAATCCAAGAACAAAAAATTAGAGAATAATAATAGGATTATTCAGGAGATTAATAAATTAAATAATAGTATCTCCCAATATAGAAACTATATTTTATCTGATGAGAGAATGATATCAAGTCTAGAGAAAGACATTAATAAAATTAGTGAAGAGAATAAGGTTGCCTTCTCAGAGGGCGAGTTACATCAGCTTAGGGAAGATAAAAATAAATTATTGGAGGAAAAAAATTCGATTAATAACAAGAAAGATATTTTTGATAATATCAGTGTGCTATTAAAAGATAGTGGAATTAAGGCGCAGATTGTTAAGAAGTATATTCCAGTTATTAATAAACATGTAAATAAATTTCTGGAAAACATGAATTTTTTCATTAACTTTGAGTTAGATGAACAGTTTAATGAAACGATAAAGTCTAGATATAGAGATATATTCTCATATGAATCATTTTCAGAGGGTGAGAAGATGAGACTTAATTTAGCTCTTATTTTCACATGGAGAATGATTTCTAAAATGAGAAGTTCCACTACAAGTAATTTAATATTCTTTGATGAAATCATGGATAGTTCATTGGATTATGATGGAATTGATTCATTCTTTAAGATGATGGATGAATTAGGCGAAGGAACCAATGTTTTCATTATTAGTCATAAGACAGATATGGTAGATAAGTTTACAAATATAATAAAAGTAGAAAAGGTGAAAAATTTCAGTAAATGGATACAACAATGATTATAGAACCATATACTAATTTCAGTAATACAGAGGAAATTATTGGGATTAAAGATACTTTATATAAGGTATTAGAGAATAAAGCTGTGCCGGGAGTATCTGCACCAGAGTTAGGTATTAATTATAGTATTTTCTATGTGAAAAATATTCCAGGTGAGGATTGGATATTTGCTATTAATCCTAAGATAGTTAATTATTCTGATCAGAAATCAGTATATCATGAAACTTGTTATTCATATCCAGGAATCAAAGTTAAGATCATCCGCCCATATACGGTCAGGGTAAGGTTTCAGACCGAGAGTGGGGAAACCATCACTAGACAGTTAGAGGGGCCTGTAGCACGCTTATTTCAGCATGAAATGGTCCATATGGTATCCAATGCTGAACCATTCTGGAATGCTGCCAACTTCCTACATAAAAATAAAGCAGTAAAGGACTGGAAATCACTATCAAGAAAATTACATAGAGAAACATAGAGAAACATAGAGAGAAAGGAAATATTAATATGGTAAACCATTACAATGAGTATGAATCATATACAGATGATAATAACTTTAAAATTGTTGATGATGAACAATATGTCGATTTTAGAGATCATTTAAATAGAATAATTGACAGACCAACATATACAGATGTATTGAATAATATTAATCAAGGAGATATTATTAATGGAATGGGAGGCGGTTCTGCAATATCTCAATTAGAACAATTTACTACTAGATATCCTCCATTAGATTATGTCCCTCAATTAGAAATTAATCCTATTATGGATAATGAATCTAATAAAGAAAGAGAATTTGTTAATCATCCAGAGCATTATAACCCAGGGCCATATGAAGTAATTAAGATTATCGAACATTATGAGTTAGGATTTCATCTTGGTAATGTCATTAAATATATTCTTCGCGCCGGAGTTAAGAATGAGAATACTTATAATGAAGATTTGAAGAAGGCATTATGGTATCTACAGAGAAAGATTGATAGTAAGGAAACTAATAATGCCTAGAATGCGAAAACGATGGCCGGATGAAGTATTTCATTCACCAACGACCATCGCTAATATGAGTAAAACTGCTAAAGAACAAGTAGCTAATAAAACACGAAACCTCACAAGAATGGCTACTTGTGAGGTTTGCGGCGTTACTATGCAGGAAAATATGCATCTTCGGTGGCACGGCCCAAAATGTGATATGCTCAATTATATTTGGGATTATAAGTCCCCAAAATTAACTAAAAAATAATATAATCCTCTATATTAAAATTCAGGCGAATGTTGAATTAATTTTGCCACGGTTTCATTTGAGGAAACCTTTGCGAAGGCTTTAATAGCAGATGTTCCATCCCCTGTTAATATTTCAGTGAGGGAAATATTCTCATCTTCTAAAATTTGCAGTATTTTCTTATCCATCAATACGGCTTCATCATATGTCTGGTTTCTACCAGTTTTATGATATTTCTTATTTCTATGAATGAAGAAATTGATGGATGGATATCGGTTATGCTCCCATAGGACATACTCTTTCCAGCAGATAGGCAATAGCGGGTCAGAGTAGGCCAGAGACAGGAGTAGGGGGCTATCTGTGACCACCGCATCCACTTTACCCGCAAGCCTCTCTAGACGCCATGCCTGCTGTCCAAAGACATAGGGTTGATAGCCAAGAACCTTGGTGCTTTCATCCCAGGTTAAATCCTTGGCAAATTCTGTTACTAATTCACAATTTAATCCAGTCATTTTTAGATAACTGAATAATGCTGCGGCAGTCGTAGATTTACCCGATCCTGCCCCCGCGAAGAAATTAATAATTATCATTATCGGTCTTTCTTATAAAAGATAAAAATTATAAGACCAATTTCACTAAGTAGACTACCAAATAATAGTGAATCAACAGTCCAAGGTGGCAATGTGTCATAGAATATAATGAATGTTCCCATTAGTAAACTACTAAAAAGTGTAATCATATATACAAGAAAAAATAAAATTACATCACTATATTCAGTAAATATCTTTTTGTTCATGCTGAAAATTTATTTTGTAATTCATCAATTCTATCTTCTAACATATTAATTTGACGTTCTAAACTTTCCCTAAAATAATCTAAATCATAGTCAAACTTTTCTCGTAAATACTTAATTTCTTTCTCGAATTTTTCAGGTAGATCAATTTCAATTTTATTATCTAAATCTTTAATCTCATCTTGGGTTGTAACAATATCCGTCGCAATTTCTCCAACAGATAATTGTAATTTACTAATGTCGTCCTGTAAATCCCAGATGTCTCGTTCTAAGTTTTCTAGATTAATCTCTAGTTCTATTGTTGATTTCATTTATTTTCCCCTATTATTAATAATTTTCAACATATGAAATGATATCAAATCCCTCATGATAGGAAGGTTCCTGGAATGTATTTTTCATTGTAATTAATACACTATCAGGAATTTTCTTATCCTTTCGCTGGTTCAACCGGCGCGACCATTCTTGGTCTGGTAGTTTTGGAAATACGTAACAAATTTTAATATATTTGCTGGAAATATCCTTCATCTTATCCTGGCGAGATTTCCGACTCATATTAGTATGATCATCAATTACATTAACGGGATAATCATCTTTACAATATACATTTCTATTAAAAATTACTTTCTTTGTTGCATCGCCAATAAATTTAGTAAATCCATCGGAATATGTAATTCCAATTTTATTACATTCAGATTCAATAATATCATCTGATGATAAAATATAAAATTGTCCGGTCTTTTCCAGAATTTTGCGAAAAGTTGACTTGCCACTTGCGGGTAATCCGACTAACATTACATATACGGGTTGATGGGCCATTATTTTAATACCTTATTATCATCACTATAGTCAGGGTCATTATCTTCTTCATCATCATCATACTCACTATCACATTTAGTGTCAATGACAATATCACCAAAATGAATAACTCCATTATGACTAAAGCATTTAATTTTATTAATAAAAATGAATGCCATTAATCCCTGAGCATAACTATATGAGTCATTCAACCAATCATTAGGAACTTGTATAAGACCAATCATTCCTGAATCTACATTAAGTTTCTTATTATATGGGGTAATGGAACTAAAAATATTTTCTTCGGATGTCACTTTTATTGTAAATGAACCATCACCAAAATAAGTATCAAATATACATCCCTCAAATTCTGGATGAAATAACTTGTTACTAATGACCTTTTCTGAGGCAAACAATCCAACCGGAGTTAATACTTTATCCAGAAATTTTCCCCAAAGTTCATTTTTAATAACATAACAGGGATCACTAAGTAGGTATCTTCCGGGAGGAAGGGTATATTCATGTGTCATCATTTAATTCCTTATTTTCCAAAAATAATAGTTTTCATAAGTATTATGAATGATATAAACAATCCTAGTAGAATAAACAATAATGAATATCCTACTAGGTAACTCAATATTAATTCAATTATTTCCATATTATTCACTGGTATTCTTATAATTCCATTTAGTTGCTACGATTTCTCGGTTACGTTGAAATCGACTATTTGAACCAAGGTTCTTCCGAAGATAGTCCACTACGTTACCAATGTCAACACGTTTTTTGTCAAAACAGGAAAATGCAATAGATCGCATTCCAGTGCCGATATTAGCTGTATGAAATGCGAATTCCTTTCGATTCATATGAGAAGTATTATTAATGAGTTTCTGCGTCAGTTCAGTGAAGTCAACAATCTGATCCCATACATCCTTATAATAACTACGAAGTTTATTTGAATCATTCTCTGACAACAATGGATAAAGATCATCAACCTTTTCATCAAGAACCAATTCCATTACATCACGTTCACTCTCAATGAGAGATTTTGCACGGTGTAGAGTAACATACAAATCAGCCTTAATCTTTACCATATGCCCATCATCAAAGCGAATAACGATACCCTCGCCTTCCTGCATATTCTTAACGTAATTAACAATATCATTGAAATTATCGCTGGTATATGAAAATTGACCAACAACAGGAATTAGAAAAAAATCAGCAATACGCTTCATATTATTATAGCTAGTATACTTACCAGTAGTATTATCACGAATGGCAATTAGAATTAACTTATCCTCGGGATAATCAACTACAATACGCTGCTGGCGGGAAGTCCATTCAAAAATAGGAGTTAGGTTATTATGTTCACAATAATAATATAGACTATTATAATTGCTGTCTTCGCCAATAAATTCATCAATTTGTTTGGTAAGATCACTTTCGCCCATCTTTGACCCCCAAATAATCCGCCCACAATCCATGAATGGAGTAATCATTGATCCATCAAGTTTATCCAGAATAACATGTGGTTTGGACAAATCCAGAGTCATCACATCTTCACGTTCCCCATAATTAAAAAACTTCTGGAAACGACGAGAAATAACCTGCCTGGACCAATTGCAAATAATTAGTCCGCGCAGTTCCCGCAGAATAGCACTCTGCCGATCCGTAACAGGAACATGAACGTCATTTCCTGAACGAATATAATTTGCTACTGAATATGAACCTTTATCGACTAGAATAAAATTAGGATTATTTTCTACAATAGTCTTCACTTCATCAAGAGTAATATTTTCAGGAAAATCATAATGTAGCGTCATAATATAAATCCTTATATGTTTAATTATCAGTCATCTAGAGATTCTGTTTTAATCTCCATTTCTGATGCTGGCCTAACCTCTGAATATTCCCATGTTTCGTCATCGTCAGTGGACCAACCATCACCTTTATAATAGGTTCCAATGATCCCGTCAACAACATATAATCCCGTCGCCGTAATTTTCTCCATATCAACGTAATTTTCCAGGAAGTAATCAAAACCGATACCTTCCTGAATATAAATTGTGCATCCACTATGGTCTACAATTTCAATATCAGAATCATATTGTTCATTGGCAGCGGTGTATTTAAATAGAATTTTTCCAGGAGTATTATATGAAATGCCGGCAAATGGATCACCATCCGAATTATTTTCCATAAATGTAAATTCCATTTACTTATCTCCACCTTCAAATTTAGCCTTCAACTTTAAGTAATCCTGACGTTCCCGGTCTTCCCGTTGTTTCTCCCAATATTCTTCATTTATAATTCTCTTTTTATATTCTTTATCATTTTCGAGTCGATAAAGCTGAATATAGAGACTATAGTGATCGGAATAATTATCCATATGATCTAGACAAAGTTCTGCATTCGGGCCGTATTTTTGAAGCAATTCTTCCAGATGAGTTGCTAATTCGCCTAGAGTATCAGGGATTTGTATAGAATATGAATAATCTTTTACTGTTTTTCTATTTCGATCTACCATTTAATTTACTCCAAACATAAGATATAAAAGAAAACTTAATTGAATTATTATTACTGTAATAATAAATATTTTATAAACTACCATTATTTACTGCCCGTAAAATTATAGTTACAATTACGATTAAAATAATTAAGACCCAGCTTGTCTTATAATCTAACATTTATCATCTAAATCCCATTTTGTAGTATCAGACCAATTCTCATTTTCAACGGTATAATGATACATTCCATCACTATACACTATTTCTGATACATTGATACAGCCCATTTTCTTAGTGAGTATTTTAATCATAGTCTTAGCACCCAATTCAGTGAATGCATTATATTTAATAGGAATTCCCATATTTACATATCTTTATATCGTGAATTAATTTCTTTAATCCTATTTTCTAAATATATTTTGATTATCATACCATTATTATCAGCATTTGTATATTTCAATTTATTTAAGATTTCATATACAAATGCTGATTTAAGTAGCATATCTACAGAATAATTATTATTACTACTACTATTACTCATCATTACCCAATGAAGTAACACAAACTGGTTTAAATTGAAGTCCAGTATCCTTAATATTTTCATTGATACCAATAATCATATTAAATTCAACTAGACAATCGGGCGAAACTGTATCCAAATACAATGGAAGTTTTGGTAATGCAACTCCATTGTATAAGGAAAAAATGATTAATAGTGATTTCATTGTTTTGGATTATCCTTGATGTTAACAACTAGCGGGGTAATATTAAGGCGCATTGGTTGTGTTGAATATAGATAATCTCCTGACCATTGACGATATACGCCATCGGTATTTGTATAGAAGATATACGGATTGCTTGAACCATATGTTCCTTCATCAGATGGAGCTTGCCTAGTGGTCATGTTCGTTCCACCACTACCATTACCGGCAGTAACGATGCGATCAGGCTCCGTTAGGCGCTTTGATCCAGATGTAATCTTTCCCATTACACCTTCATATAGAATTGGTTGTCCAGATGCATTGAGAAGAATTACATAACCAAGAAGTCCTGGATTTGATGTTAGTTCCAGACGCTTTTTAATATTTTCAATTTCTGCATTTTCAGTAAATACAATTGAATTCGCGGCTTCCCTGGCCTTCTGTGCCTGGGTATTTTTATTGCTTGGCTGGGAAACCGCTTGCTCCCAACATCCTCCTAGAGATACAAGGGAAATACTACCAACAAGAAAAGCAGAAAGTAATTTATTCTTAATCATCATATTATTATTCATCCTTTATGTTAAATTATTTCCGAAAGTATGGATAACCGTCATTTTTGTTTCTTTTTCGTGGTTGACCAAAATACTTGTGATTCCCTTTTAATATTGGATCGCCAGAAAATTTCGCATTGCCATATACTTCTACGTTATCAAATATAACAGCATTACCAGAAATTTGAGCGTTACCATATACCTTAGCTTTTGGGCCAACATATACTGTTCTAGATACTTTTGCAGTATCAGCTACCCAACCACCACCATTTATATGTTGTTTGGCTGGAACAGGACCGTTCCCATCACCAAAATCATATAAAGTAACAACTGAATATTTACTCACAAGTAGCAATATCTAGAGTTGCTGGTGCCTCTCGCCCCTGGAAAATACCAACATTTGTCTTTGTTGAATTGGCATTATAGCGGGTAACTAGATCACGACAGGATTGTTGTTGTGCATTCAATTCAATACGAATTCGTTGCCGTTCGGCTGTATCAGTTTCATTTTTCATGTTAGATTTGGAAACTTTGATTTGATTTACTCGTGCCATGTATTGGCCATTGGCATCATGAAACCATTCATACTTAGTAAGAACATTCTCCGCAGAGAAAGTCTTACTCATAACGCCAGTTACCGTTCGCATTGGCTGAGTAATAATATTTACTGCAAAAATTCCTACGCCAATGGCAACAAATCCGGCTACTGCCATTGATCCATACTTGAAAAAATTCTTCATCTTATAATTCCTTTATTGTTCATTAATAATGTTTAGTGCAGCGGTAAGAGTTTTGAAACCAATCATTTTATCATTATATAATAGATTTATATCTTTAAATGGAACATTTCTTTTAAATTTTATTTTATAATCATAATCAATTATCTTACTAGGCGATCTAATATCATAAAATATTACTTGATTATGACCATATATAACTAAATCTTCTCTTACTTCCTTAGTTACAATATGTATTTTATGTGTGCTATGAAATTTTCCAATAATTTCTACTGGAAACCAATCATATAATTGTTCCAGAGATTTAAATCCAAATTTAACTTTATTTTTATTATATGACTTAGGATATTTATTCTTAAAATACACAAAATTTATATCTAGACCATCATCTTGTGGTGGTGGATGATTACGTCCATAACCATAATCATGAGTCCCACATGCCTGTGCTCCATATGGCCCTAATCCCCAAGAGTTTTCTAATCTATAAACAGTTACTTTCGCCTTTGCTCCCATAAAGAATCGCTCCTATATTACTTAACTATAGCTATAGGTAAACCAAATTAAAGAAATGACGATTAATACAATACTAACCGTCTGCATAATGATTTCTCTACGTGTCATAATATAACTCCTTTATTAGGAGAATTGTAAATTAGAAATCTCACGAATTTGCTGGAATGATTGATCCCTAAGCAGAACTCCGTCCCTCCATACAGGTTGTAGCATATCATCCCAGTCATGTCCACTGTTTAATGGTAGGGTTTGCCAACCATCATCTGGGTTAAATGTAACAACAAATCGGCCTTTCTTAGAACGCTTCCCAGGATCGCCCACAGGGTCCTTATACACATCCTGCCATACTCCATTGATACATACCGCAGAAGCCTTCATGGCGAAACGTAGGCTGTCCCGGTCCACCTTCTGTAGCAATCCACCACCCATACCTAGATTGAGATTTTCCGCAGACCATCCCATCTTAGTTAGATTATCATAAATAATAGGAATAGTATCAATATTCACGCCATCACCCTGAATAACCCGCACGGATGGATGTAATACCTTATATCCCTTTTTATTTACGGTAGACCCATACTTTTCACCAAGAATTTTAATTGTTTCGGTTGGGACCAATTCGGGATCGCCACTATCAGGACGAACAACGACCACCGCACCAGAATTAATTACATCTTCCTTTAGAGCATCCCCCCAAATATTCCTAACGCAATTTTCCAGATCATAGCTATCACTTACAATAGCAAGAATCTTTCCAGGCTTGGCGTAATTCTGTAGCATATTCTTATATGCACCAATCTCATTATCCTTACCCCAGGAAGTAACTGTGGAATGTTCCATGGCAGGAATTGAGAAACCGGCCATACGTTCACCATAGAAATGACGTGCATAGCGCAATGCGGATTTAGTATCTGTTCCCATGAAATTAACTAGATGTGCAGTTCCACCCAGGGCGGCAGTTTCCTCCGATGATGCACCACGGGCACCAAAATCATGCAACTTAAACGGTAGTTCTGCCTCTGGATTATCACAAGTCTTTTCAAGATATGAACGAATAATTTGCTTTGCGTGCCAGGACAGTGTGGCCACGGTTGTAGGATACCAAATTGCACGAAGCAATGCAGTTTCTACATAGCTAGTGATCCAGGGAACATTAGGATCAGTATTCACAATAGTCAATAGAACATTCCTAGTAGGAATAACTGTTCCCTCTGGCAATGCACGAATTTCCACTGGCATGTAACCATTGTGGTTACGAAGAATATACATCCAACCCTGACGATTGAATGGTGTTCCATGAATACTAGAGTCTTCCTCTGCATCATTAATATCTTGCAGAGTAATTGGAACGGAAAGATATTGTTTTAAGAACATCTGTAGACCAAAGAACAATGTCTTATCAAACATTCCGCCGCGAGATTCAATGTAGGAATACATATGAGTGGTGCCGGGAGGAAGCTGATTAAAATGACTATCCTTATAGGAATCAGCATTCATAATAGTATTAATTGGTTCAATCTGCATCATTTTATTATTACTCTCCATTATACTGCTTGTTCTGAGTTCTCTCGTTCATTGATATTATCAGGATTATTCACGAAGTCAACAAGTTTATCGGGGTCTAGGTGTGGATTAAAGATAGCTGTATTTTTATATAAGAAATTTTCCCGCATTTCATGCATCACCGCCGCCTCAATTGCTTTATATACAGTATTGACAATTTCATTTTTGCACATATGGTAACTAAGAAACCATTTACGTCCAGTCCACCTTAAAGGTAGTCCAGTAAAATTATCAGTATCATCCACCGAAATTTGTAGATATGGACGATCATTATCTAATTTTACTAAAATATCCCATCCAATTAAATAACGACAATCGAATACAATAGTCTTCACTTCATCCAAAGTCATCATAATATAAATTCCTCTTATTAACTATGAGCTAAATCCCGAATAAAACAAATAAATTTTCCAGCATCAACATTACCAGTAGGTAATTCCTCGGCTAGACCATCTGGCCATGTATATTTTTTCTTTTCGGGAAATGTCTTTAGTAATAATGAATGTAGATAAGGAAACCTAGAGTGAATATTTTCAATAATAATAGGATATAGATCAGAATATTTAACACTAAAATCAAATTTAGTGCTTTTAGATACATCCCCACTCATAACATAAAAAGTATAATGCTCGGGGATTTGACGTGGGGATTGTTTTTCCACCGTAATATTACACATAATGTTTTGAACATTTTCATTATGATTCATTATAATAATCTCCTATAATTAATAAATAGCCTTCCGAACAAAATAATTGATCATATGATAATGATCCTCGAAAAATTCTGCACGGCGACTTTTAAGGTCTTTCAATGGTAGCCAAAATGCTTCCTCTGCATCATCAGCAGCCTCCACATGTGGTAATTCATCTTCATCAAAATCATATAGGTCCATTAGCATATACTGGTCTAACATAATCAATGATGCAAAGGTAATAATTCTTCCACGTTCGGAACGTTGTGGATGTGAAAATTCCTTCCGTAACTTAATTGAGTTGGTAATAATTTTATAATCAATTCTATTAGTCAATGAAGTTTCTTCAAGTAATTCCCGCATCATCCCATCTTGAATATCTTCATTTTCATTTAGATATCCACCGGGCAGAGCAAGAAGACCCTTACCAGGATAATTCTTACGACGAATTACTAATACATGTTCCTTACATACAACACATGAATCAGTCGTTACAAATAAGGGTGGATATGGAGAATTTTTCCAGATTTCTTTATTCTTATTAATAGCCTTCATCTCATTCTGAATATTATAATATTCCTTCATATTCATATGAGAACTAAGAAAATTAATTGTGCCGGCAGATAACTTATCGTATTGATTGTAAATTTCGTTCTTAGTTTCCTCGGTAAAATACAATTTACGCATATCACTTGAATGAATGCCTGGAATTGCCTCAAATTCCACTACATTCTTAATATTGGTATCCCGTAGATAATCGGATGAAGAATCTTTATGATGACCAATTAGAACGATATTTTTATATCCATAACTATCTTTCCATTTAGTGACAATTTTATCTAAATTATTATACCACATATTTCCATATAGATCGTCTTCAATTTTATCATAAACAATATTATCTAAAATATTAGCATAGTTAAAATAATTTTTATAATTAAAATATGTCCTAAGCATAGCAATTCTGTCATTTACTGAAAATGGATTGCGGAAACTAGGGGATTCATTGGCAGAACCTAGGACAATCAATACTCTATCGGCAATTTCCAGTCCCTTATAAACAATATGGGAATGACCAATATGTGGGATTTGGAATCGTCCCACATATACAGCCAATGTATCCTCTTTCTTAAATTTCAGAAATTTCATATTAGAATTAGTATCCACAATCATAATCATCTACCTCCATTCCATCCCGATGAATACGAACAAAGGCATGACTACCAAATGCAGATTCTAGATGGTCTTCTAGATCACAGATTACGTCATTCATAGCTTTTAGGTCAATTGTAAAAGCATCAGTTACCTCTTTAAGATTCCAGGGAACGTTAAACTTCTTTCTTTCATCATCTTCATTTTCATCATCAGCATATGGACCATCAATTTCTCGCCAATCACTGGGAGAAAAATTAATATCACCTAATGTAAATGTGCAAGGATCACCATCATTAAATCCTGGAACCCATTGTGCCCAATAAATAGTTTTCACCTGGGGATATGTTTCAAAAAATACCCTAAGTAATCTATTGAATGCATCTTTACACTTGTTCTTATATTCAAGACGTAGCATATCCAATTCAACTACTAGAGCTTCACCTAGATTAGAAATTACTGTATCTTCTGTAATTTTAAAATTTGCCATTATCTTATTCCCTTATAATTAATCTAAATTGACTTGATTATTGTTGTTATCGGATTGTTCCTCTTGTTCCATCATTTTCTTATATTTAAGAACACCACCGGCCATCCACGGTTCAACCTTAACACCTTTTAGCCATTGTTCAATGGTTGGAATACGACCTAAATCCTCCATAATATGATCTTCGGCAATATCACGAACACAAACTTCCGTATTATCCGAGTTAGTAATAGTTGTTCCGAAAATATGTTCCATTAGATATGGACCTAATGAATTATGGAGAATAGCCCGATGACGAACATCAGCTAATGCAGACTTGCTAATATCCATCATATTATGAATTGGTAGATAATCTTCGCGCTTTCCGCCGTATCTTTTGACCGAAAGTTTGGAATGAATCATTGGCTTCACGCTTATTTAATCCTTTTATAAATTAACTCAATTCGTCAATCTTCTTCTGTAATTCCTCTGTGGAAAGATTAGGAATGATCCTAAATGTTCATAAATAATTACTGCGGCGGCGAATAGAAAAATTAATAGAACAATATTAATTTCCATAGATATTATACAATATAACTAAAAGTAAAATTCCAATAAACATATAAACATTATTCATATCGCATATTCCATAATTTGATTACCGATTCTACATCGCGCCCAACCTTTACTATCACTCTCTGGCTAGGTTGTCCAGGAATATTTGGGCACCAGTGACGAATTTCTACGCTAATTACGTTAGTTTCATCATTACTTCTGCCCATTCTAGGTGATCTACTTAAATATGTCGGTTCCATATATGTTTCATGTAATGTTCCACAGAATGGACAATTCTTCAATTGATCATTGTTTTCAATCTTTATCATATTAATAATTTCCATTCTTTATTATATTCAATATATCTCGGGATGAAACTACATTACATAATAATTTCATTTCCTCCATTCGCCGTTTAGGTATATCATAATGATTCTTATGAAACCAGCAACGATTAATATTTAATTTTATTGCCATTTGATGGAGATTTTCAATACTATATGGAAGACAGACTAGATGCCTTTTATTGTCCATATAGTATTTCATTATAATTCCTAGTAATTGGTCTGGATGGGAAATTCCGACCTCTCGCTTCCAAAGCAAGCACTCTGCCACTGAGCTACATCCAGTTATAATTTATTGCGGAGGGTGGATTTGAACCACCGACCTATTGATTATGAGTCAATTAATCTAACCTGACTGATCTACCGCCGCATTAATATTATTTACTTACAAGTAGTAACACAAGTATATCTAAACTTATTAGTTTTATATAGTGAGTCTAGTTCTTTTATTGTTTTATCACCAACATTAGTGCATGTAATTTGATTGGGAAGATTTGGGACAACCATATTTACTTGTCCATATAATACCAGAGTGAAAAAGATAACACAAGCATTCATAATATATGATCCTATAATTATAATAAAATTAACACAAAATTGCTGCAATAATTGTAAATATAATCCCTGCGGCAGTTACTACGAGAGTCGTAGTAATTAAACCATTAGGCAAAAGATCCATAATATAAATCCTTATACGGGTTAAATATATCTGTCACATTCTCTTTTAATATCGAACATTACTTGACTTCTAGTAAGTCCAATATCATGCAAGTCTCTATCAGTCAATTTCATTAATTCATTATATTGTTTTCGTCTATTTAAAAAGCCTCTAATAAATTGTAACATATCAAATCTCCTAGTGTTATATTTACTGATATCTATATCATAACACCCGAAGATTTGTATGTCTACCTATGATATTTTCTGTATGCTGCGATGCAACATTAAGTTAGTTTATTAGTCATCCAGAAAATATTTCTGCCTGGATTTACCTTTAGTTGTGACAGTTTCCTCTAGAACAATAGTATGTCCATTCTTACGAAGACGATGAATAAGGTCCCTGGGAGACGATACACTAAACCTAGCGGAAATCTGGCGCGATGTCAAGCCGTTTACCTGGGCATGTTCGCTTTTCAGTGCTGAAAGAAGCCGATCTGCCTTTGTTCCATTAGATGTTGTAGTATTAGTATTAGAAATAGTTGCAGTTTGCATTTTAATTCCTTTTGTATTGTTGTTTATTAACTTAGTCCTTCCTATTAAATCAGGAAGTGTCGTATTCTATCATAAAATCGTTATGATGTCAATCATGAAAACCATATTATCGGAAATTACATGGTTCCGAGATATTCAGACTTACCACAAATTTTACAATTCATATAAATTGTATCATATGCACTATCATAATATGTGCTAGGAGTATAAATCCTTAATTTTACATAATTTCCACATGTTCCATCACAAGAATTCTTTAATTCCACTAGAAATTTTTCAATTTCATTATTAAATTTTTCCTGTAAATCCTTATATGCTTTATATTGAGCAATCTTATCTGCTATTGTATTAGATACCATTATTAATCCTATCATATAGATCACTCACTAGGACAGGCTTAAATTCAGTCTGTTCTACACAAACACAAATATACCATGGATCAATATTTCCGTATTGATCCTTTACTTTATTTGCATGAGTATGGCCATGAATATTAGCCCTAAATCTACCCTTGGATTCTGAATGAATAGGAATATGACTCATGACAATATTATTTTGAATTTGGTATGCACGAATATCCCTAAAATACTTTAGATATTCATCCAGACGAAAAATATCATGATTTCCCTTAATGAGAATCTTATCACCATTCAGGCGCCCAATTTGAGGCAATCCACGTCTATTAATAACCATATCTCCAAGAAAATAACATTTATCTCCTGGCTTAACATGATCATTAAAGTTTCTAATTAATTCCTCATCCATATCTTCAATATTATCCCAGGGACGAAGTTTAGTAACTCCATCTTCCATGAGAAACTTAGTTACTCCTGCATGAGAAAAATGTAAATCCGAAGTTATCCATGTCCGACCATTGCCACCATTATTTTTGCTCATTTTATATTCCCTATATTACAACATCATATATTTTGCCATCACTCAATTCCTGTAACCGGATGAACTTCAATGCAAATACATCACCTTTATCATTAGGTCTAAATATACTATTACCCTTAGAATCCGTAGTATTAGACTTTCCTCTAATACGAGAGACACCAGTAATTACAGTATTTTCTATTACTACTAAATCATTATCATTAAATTGTGTCAATAATGACTTCAATTCACTTACTCGCATAATTATTTACTTTCTCTTTTACTTAAATGCCTGAGATGCGGCATAAGTTGATGCACAGAAGAATAGTAGAGAGACGCTAATTCCTTATACTATTATTAGTTTACTGAAATTCTCTGCTATAGTGTGGTTTATTAAGTTCTTTAGGCTTCTTATCCTTCCACCAATTATATACCTGAAAGACGGATAGATGCAAGGGCTTTTTTCGCTTCTTGATATTTTCTATCATATTAAACGTTCCCTTGGATTTACCATCCCAAATAATAATTGCTGCATCACAATAATCTGCCATTTCTGCATTTCTCATTGGGCCGGCTGATTTACCATATTGATCCCAATCGGCAGGAAATAATTTAATGTTGATATTATTATCCCTGGCCCATTGTTCACCTAGTTTATCAATACCATTTGCCCCACCACTTACTAATTCACTAATATAGATATTGGCACTTTTAATGGCAAATTGAACATAATATAATTCACTAATTGCTCGTGATCCTGCTACTACTACCTTCATGTATTATTCCTTTTATTATTTTTAAAATTATTCATTATTATCAATCCCCGCACCATAATAAGTTTGATTTGGACATGTTTCGTGAAAATATTTTGCGTATTCCATGGCATTTTCCTCATTATGAAATAATTTATCTTTACCCGAATATTTTGTCATAAATCCCGCAATAGATTTTACATAATAAACTATACCAATATCGTCATAATTCTTATCTCTAGATTTTTTTACAATAATAATTTCAATTTTATGAACCAATTTTGGTTTGGCTGTAGGATATAAAATATCTTCGTTTCTACTATAAACTTTATTATCTACGATAACTGTTCTCTGGATTGTATTTCTATGCACTCGTGGAACCCAGAAGATATCTCCAACATTAAATTTTGGATCAATATCAAATACCATTACTTATCTCCGTTTTTGAGAAGCCACTTATTTGAAATTGCCTTGAAGGAGATATCTGGGGTTTCCGCACATTTAAATACCAAACCCTCACGCAATACTTTATCATTAATTCTAGAATGCCCATCAGCCATTTCCAGAATATCCCTAGAATTATAATCAGTAATATAATAATTAAGATCAATTACTGGAACACTACTCAATTCGACATTATTACTGATAATTAACTTTCTATTAATAGCCGATAGATATTTTTGTTCATCAATATCGAAAATATCGAAAATATAAAAATGTGTTCCCTTTAGATTATATGGATTGCCCTGAACACCTTCCCCAATCAATTCACCCTGTAATGCAAAATACATATCCATTCGTTCATAGTTACGAAGAATTGCCTCATAATCAACGCCATTGAATGCCGCAGCCCTCCAATAAGCATTATTTTCATCACGTTCCAAATCATAATTACGTGAGCATACACCAAACACTCCATCTTTATTGAGATAGATTGTCATACTGGAACCATCTAGCTTCTCTGTCACTTCCCAAGTATAATTTTCATCTTGAATATGAGAAAATGTTCGTCCCATATTCTGGACTCGTGTCTGATCTGTCTTTGGAATATATGAGGGAAAATTACCCTTTACAATTCCCCGAAGATTAGCAGAAATTTCTTTTTCCCATTTGACAATGCCAAGAATATCAGTAACGTCAAAATCACCGTCATTCTCCGATACTAGACGTGTCTTATGGTATGCATCAACAACTTTAGGATAATCCCAATAACTGAGAATTAGTCCCTGACTTAATTGCTTACGCAGCATAATTGACTTTAGACGTTCCCCCTTAATACCCTGATATTCCTTGGGAGGCTTACCCTTTGATAGAAAGGGAGCAATTTCATTTGGAACCCACGAGTCAATCTCAATATAGATGCATGGATCGCCAATCTTAAATTCATCTTTCTTTACAACAACATTCCAACCATCAACAGATGCCAGTTCAATTGCATCAGCATCGGGAATTGGAGTAATATTACTAATTTGTCTAATAGTCGCAAGTTTACGTTCATTATTACGTTCAATATTCATATTGATAAAATCCTCTCTATTTTATATTTGAATTATAGAGAAGATTCTATCATAGGTGAAGGGGTTATGTCAAGCGGAAAATATTAATAACTTTTAGGAAAAGCATCATCATACCGTTTTCTCTTAGCTTTAGCATATGCATCCATGACTTCTGTATCAAATCCATGATCCCTGGCAACAATATGTTTACTTCCATCTGGATGATGCCATATTCCCATATTTTGAATTTGCATTAAATCATATGGTGGATGACCAGTATTATTATGATAATCTAGAAATTTCTGAGTTAATGGATGTTGCTCAATTTTATCTAACTCTTTTTCTCTATTTGGAGTTTGGTCATGATATTTACCATTACTTCTTTGATGTGATCTAACTAACGTATGCACAAAATCATCATGAGAAATACCCTTGGGGAAATCTTCATTTTTAGTTAATTTTTCAAAATCTTTAGATTTCATATTTTCAGCATGGCCGACCTGTGACCATTGATGAGTATCATGGTCATGTTTAATTAATGGGGGAAATATGCCCATATTTTTATTGGATTTAAAATGGCCAGGGCGTTCGGAATGTTCCCGCAACATTCTATATGTTGCATTAACCCAACCATCCCCGGCTTCGGCCTTATTTTGCATTGCACCTAGACTATGCCCATCATAGTATTCTTTATTATGATGTTTATCTAGATCAGCAGTAATAGCAACTTTAGTGCCCATTTTAAGGTTGGTTGGTTGACCATCTAGTATCACCTGAGTAGGTTCATCATGCTGTAGATAAGCCCTGGATGATCCCTGGGGCATGTTTCCCTCAATACCTGTCTTCTCCCCTGCCTTGGTTAAATCCTGGATTTTCTTAGTAAGTAACGTCTGTTTCTTTAAATCATTGGGATTAATACTGGATGGAGTTTCAATAATTTTCTGTAATTCTGGATGTAATTCCTCTAGAATTAAACTATTGATAAAATCTTTAAAATTTCTAATAACCATAAATGAGTTTCCTATTTATCTATTTTATTGTATTTATATGATTTTATCTTTTAAATAAAAAAAATCCATCACCAAATTAGATTATTTCTAATCCTTTCTGGTGATGGATATACAGGCATTAATCAATTTAATGTTTAGGTTCTCCAAAATATTCCCAACTAACTAGATATTTATGGAATTTATTTCGAGAAAGTTTTTTATTCTTATGGATATACTTTAGCATATATTTCTCATATCCATATTTCCTGTAATACATAGCCATTTTATGTGCGGTTACTTTATCAATTGCCTCTGGCGCACATGATCGTAATCCACAACTATATCCACGAAACGGCCACTTTCCATTAGACTCAATATCATAATCATATCCATTATCCCAAACTTGATATAGATTTGATGGAGTATAATTACAATTTAGATAATACCTTTCCTTTTGAATTTTTAGATATTTCCGCCAATATTTCAATTCCATGGAATTGTTCTCCTTATTCTGGATGAGTAATAATATGACCGTTGCCGGTATACTTAAATTCAACCTTCAATTTGGCCTTGGATGGCAAATCTTCATTCTTTTCCTTAATTTTTAGATCATAATATGCCCAGGCGCAATCTTCATTTGTAAAATCCGCCTTATCAATTACCTTTGTGCGCCCAAATACGGAATCGTAAATAATTACTTCATACATAGCAATTCTCCATTGATAAAGTTGATTTATAGATTACTGAATTATAGTTCCTTAGTTACTAACAGTTCTGAAATTAAACAATGTTTACTTATTACTACACCCGTTTGTCCACCCCGAATTGGCGTATCCAATTGAACGATATAATATTCATCGGTATAGAATCCAATTATTTGTCCAAAGGCATTTTCAATATCAGACTTGACAGTGTTGCAGATCATTACCCGATCATAAATTTCAAAGGTCATTTTACTAATCCTCTATATTGAATAGATGACTACAATAGCATGACCTTAAATGAATGTCAAGGATTATAATTCCAGACTAAATATTGAACAAATCCACTCACTCCAATAATACCTGCTACTGTAGCTATAATAGTATAAAGAAACATTCTTTTCATTTTACTATTTTGAATTAGTTCTCCAATAATAATAACATATACTACACTCCATGCAAATAAAATCAATAGCATACTAATAATAAATGTAATAATTAGAATTTCCTATTCTAATTATTATTCTAATTCAGATAAGTATTCAATTCTGCCGTCATTATAGAAATATACAATATCTCCATTATCATCACTCCGAAACTTAGTATATTCTAATTCAATTCCAGCATGATCAATCATTGGAGTAATGATAATAACATAATTTCTAGTTGTATAATAATTTTCATCAATCCACTTCTGGCAGTTATTAGCCGCGACATGGTTAGGAATTGGAGAAATATATTCCTTAGTATACCAATTCTTATCGAGATTAGTCAATTCAACCAATCTTTGTGTATATTTCTCTGTATCTGGATTATGGCACATAATTAAATCTCCAATATAAATCCTTAATTATCAATAACTACGAAAAGCAACGAAAATATAGAGTATAAATACCATAATATTAATAACCCATTTATATATTGTGGGAAGGTCCTTATCGAACCATGAAAATATTACGAAATATCCTATAAATGCCAGAATAACAAATCCAATTAATGATAGAATATGCGACTCATATGCTCTATGCGGTGCCCATGGAGAGTGCCTTTAGAGCGGCATGAAATTCCCCTGGATTACGCCCAGCATTGCCCTGAAACTGTGAATATAGGGCAGCACGGGTAGCCACGTTGCGTAGATACTGCGCCTTCTTCTTATCCTTGTTCTTGCGATGGGAAGTCCCATTGTCATTATCCGCAGTAAAATTACGATGCTTAATCCCAACCTTCTGCCGAGAATTATGCTTAGTAAATGTAGGGGAAATAGTTGTGGTTTCATCCACAGTCTCATTGGCAATTGTATTGGTATTGTTCATTATGTAATCTCCTATATGATTTAAATTAAACTTTACTGTATAATACTGTTTCTAGATATCTAATATCCTTACGTAGACTCTCGACTTCATCCCGTAGGGCAATCATTACTCTATCCTCGGAACGATTCGCAACCTTAACAAATTTATTAATCCATTCCATTGCTTCATCGGCAGTCATGTTTAATTATTCCTATCATCAACTATATTTTCCCAAAAATTTATCTTCACCATTATCAACAAGATATTGAATACGTTCAATTACCTTATCAACTCCCCTAAATTCTCCATATCTCCCAGCATAGAATAAACTAAGAGATGTAGACTTACTAATATCAAAAAATTTCTCGCCAGCATTAAAATCCTGATGATTTCCATATTCAATATAAAACTCCATCTTATCCATACCATGTGGATTTTCCATAAGCAATTTAATTAGACTAGTCATATCATCATTATCTTTAATGATATGATCGGAGTTATACTGTGCATCTACACCATCATAACTTTCATTAAATGGAACAGTTGCAACTAAATGAAGACCTAATTCACTAAAACGCGGGTCTAATGCAGCATAGCCCATTGCACATGCCGTAGTGCCACAAATAGGATCATTATTTTCAATATTATTTGAAATATCAGCCCAATGTCTAAGATCAAATTCCTTGTGTTCCTTCTGGACATTTTCAAGAATGTCAATTAGAATTTTCAGTCTCTCAATATTCATTACTTGCTCCTATTTCATTAATATAAATGGTTATTACATTACTATATTTTTAAGTCTATTTTTATATCGACGATCATCATCCATTTTATCATGTTCTTCATCATGACAATTTGAACACAAAAGATCACACTTATCTAATTCTATTTGAATCTTTTTCCATGCTCGGCAACGATTTCCCCCGATACCAAAATTTTTCTCGTGTGGATCACGATGATGAAAAACTAAGGCACGTAGACTTTTATTATAGCCACATTTTACACAAGAACCACCTTTATAGTCAACTGCCTTTTCTTTAATTTTAATTCTAGAACCTCTACGATAGCATGAAGCACATTTAGTAGTTCTATTTCCAGCTTTTCTATTATAAACGAATGAGTTACCACATTCTTGGCATGTTGATATTTCTTCACCTAATTGTAAAACCCCTGGATTATGTAGTTTACGGCGATTTTTTAACCCAAATGGGGAACATAAAAGACAATATTTTCTTTTACATAAATTATGTAATTTTCCATCAGGTGTTTTATGGTAAATTGGGAAATTTATCTCACATTTTAAACAGTTTGGCATAATACTTCCGATTTATAGTTTATAATTGTATATATTACACTATAAACTATAAATCTTAGTTACATTAAATTATTCTACCGTTAAACTACATGCCATTATTAGTAATGCGGCGGCGAATAGAAAAATTATAAGTGTATTGTTCATACTTTTTATGAAACTTATCTTCTCCATTAGCAATAAGATATTGAATACGCTGAATTACTCGGCGGGGGCCACTGTTGTTTGGAGAATAGGCACCTGGACTAAACAACAAATCCGCTGTTTCATATTCGATATCAAAAAATTGCATTCCTGCACGCATTCCTGCACTATACCCTAGTGCATCTTTATTACCAATCTTATAGATGACATCGAATGTCTTGTCAGTAATAAAGATATCTTTATCGGTGGAGTTTTCAATTCGTCGCATACGCATAATTTCTTCATTAAACGTATTGACACTTGCGACATTCTTGCAAATACGGGTGCTAGAACCAGTATAATTATTTTCAATATAATAATCAATTTCTAGCTTTAGTCCCATCTTATTAAACTTTGGGTCCAATGCAGCATAGCCCATTACACAGGCCGTTGTGCCACATGCAGGATTTTTTTCCTTTAGATTAACTGAAACCCAATTATCCAAACTAAACTTCTTCTTTGCCGCAATTACATTCTCAAGAACAGTAATTAGATGTGTGAGACGAGTAATGTTCATAATATATTATCCCTATAATAATAGTTACATTGCAACCAATCGGCCATTGGAATCGACCGCGCGCAATGGATCACCAGAATTGCGTTTCAGTTGATCCAAATCCTGTTGGATACTACCAATCATTCCCGAGGAAATCTGTTGCCAGTATCCATTAATACAGACTTCAATGTATGCAATACCATTATAATCGTTCATATTCCTATTCATCAGATTTGGTATCCTTTATGTTTCTATGTCTTTCTATGACCAGAGTATACTATTATCAGATATCAGAGTCAATCAAAATGTTTCAAGTTTTTAGGGTATTCTTGCCTCTCTCTCTGTTTCTCTCTCTGACTTTCCATCAAAACTAGGTATTCAATAGAAGTAATCATTTCTTTATTAGAAAGATAGAGACTATCTCTATGATTTTTTATATTATTAATTGCAGTTGCGGCATCAATAAATGAAAAATTGTTATCATCAATTAAAATTTTATTTTTATGCCGTAGGGATGTTACAATAACATTTTTAGGTAATGTTACCCAATAGATAGGATCATTAATTTCATAATTGCCAATTAATGAAGTGGGAATATCAGTGGTTACATCCCTAATTTTTACGTCATTTGAAATCAAAACTCTAGAATATGGGCGAGTAATAATGTTAATTTTTGAGTTACCAATATAAACTTTATCTGTGATATTCGCAGTTAAAGATACAGCAGAGTCAAAATATAACTGATTTACATTAATTTCTGATTTACTAATAGTAACATTATCTTTAATAGTTAACGAGGAATGTTTAGAACAAACATTATTTCTAATAGTAGAGCTATCAATATAAGTCTTACCACTAATATCTACTTTACCAATAATTTTAGATTTACCATCTATGATAGCAAAATCACTTACCTTAGCGTCCTTATCAATGTAGGTATCACTGGATGATACAAAGGCGGTATCAGCAACCCAGCCACCACCATTCTTATGACGGCGGGCCTTAACCTTGCCTCGCCCGTCCTGAAAATTATGATAATTTTTTAGAATAATATTGAAAATTCCCATGTTACTTTTTCCTTTATAAATTACTTACTCATGTATGTTCTATAGTGAGAATATTCATCATCCGTAAGAAATTCCTTAATCTTGCGAGTAATTCTATTAGATTTATTAGTAATCGTAATTTTATCAAGATGCTTCCTAATCGCATTAGGAAAATCCACATTAACAATACGCTTAAAATCTTCTACAGAATAAATTACAGAGGGACTATCTATCTCACTAATAATCCATTCTCCACCATTGAACCTTCGCACTTCACATTCAAATCCTAGGCAGAGATCCCCCCAGAAATCTAGATACTCATTATACTTATCAACTAGTGCCTTTAGCTTTTCATATCTTGGATCAGATTTAGTTTCCATTACGACAATACTCCATGCGATAATCCCAGAATGGGATTATCGCATTGTTCAAAATCAAACTTATTATCCATAATATAAATCCTTAGTTATGTATTATTACCCATTGCAGCAAGTAATGCGACACTGACGTTCCCAACCCTTGGGATTAGCCTGAATTGCATTACTAATCTTTACCGCCGTTCGCAAGGAAACTTCCCGAAGACTATTGAGATTATTACTGATAAATCCCACAACATCCTCAATTTGAGACTTGTCCAACTTATCAGACAACATATCATGTTCATAGATTACTTGCTTAATACGAATTAGATAATGGCGCCGAGTCTTCATTCCCAATTCAATATAATCCGAACGGGAAACCATCGCACCAACATGCGGCGCCAATTTATCCTTGCTATTGGCAACAGCATCAAAATCCGTATTAGTGATAAAGATCATACCACCATTATATTCAAAAGAAGTAGGCAATGGTTCGCCATCCTCCGTTCGCATATTGGTTTCAGCGCGCCAAGAAATAACACGTTCCTCAGTTGTATCACATGCCGCCTTCATGAGAGAAAGACTAATTTCATCCATGAAGACACAATCCGAGTCATCCAGAATTAGGATATCACCCGATCCAGAATTTTCAAACAATAGCTTATAAAGGCCAGTAGGACGAATAAACCCACGACTGATAGTATACTTATCAGAGTCGTAATTACGCATTTTTTCTTCTACAGTGTAGGACTTACCCACACCAGCAGGACCGGACACAATGAGACTCCGACTAAATCCGCCGATAACCATATCAGTCAGATCGGCCAACACTTCAAACCGTTCCCGAATACGAAAATCAATTTCATCATCCGTTTCTTGCTTTGTCTCAGGAGCCTTATTAACAATAGTAGAAGGCCGAATAATACCCGAGTTATTATTGGTATTATCAGGAACAACATTCAACACACGCTTTTGAACGATCAAAACAAAAATCCTTTATAGAGTTATTCCGGCTTGTTTCTATGAATACAATATAGACCGATATCCTCTGAGTGTCAATCATTATCCTGCATTAAATTGTCCTATAATTGGTATCTTACTCCAAATTCGAGAATTAACCTTATTAATCAATTCGCCATTACATCCCAACAATTCATCACAATGTCTAATAATTAATTCATTAGGGAAACAGTGTGGACGAATCTGTAATAGTCTAGTAATTGCAAAATCAATCTCATTTCGTCCAAATCTTTGAACAAGCAATCCTAATGCCATGGCTGGACTCCTTGAAATACCAGCCTCACAATGGACGATAATTATCTCATTATTGACTAAATCCTTGGCCCAATCCAATATACTTTTTATTTGTTCTATTTTTGGAGCAAATGATATATTTGGATCAATTTCATCTTTCATCACGATTCTAATTTTCTGGACATTATGAATGATAGGTATGAATGTCCTGGATATATTAATTTCATCAGGGACGAAAGCAAATACATCAGGATCAAGTAAACTGATTACATGGGTAGCCTTCACCTGTCTAATGGTTCTTTCTACTCCACGCCTATTGCATATTACAATATCCATTTTATTAATTCCTATTTCTCTCTATAGTAACTATTATCTGTTTCATTTTGACAAATTAAGTATACCGAGAAAAAACAGGAATGTCAAGCATTATTTCGCTATTTTTCAGTCAATAGTGAATCTTTTTCCTGACATTATTCTCTATTTTTAGACTCGTTTTCATAAAACTAATTTCTCATATTCATCCGAGAATGTCAATAGAATCTTTCATCATATTCCCTTAAAAATTCCGTTGACAATGGTATGTCTATTGGCTATATTCCTTGTATCGAAACCGCTAAAGAGACATGAAGGAATAGAAAATGACGTTTGATACAAAAATCCAACCCCGCGTGACAATTTCATCCGGCCCGTCAGGCTTTGAGGCAGTAATTAAGACTCCTTCAAATATTAAGACTCCTTCAAATATTAAGACTCCTTCAAATATTAAGACTCCTTCAAATGCCGCAAATAATACCGTATTTGAGGTTAATACAGTATGGACATTTAGGAGCGGGAATCAATATCCTATTATTATCCGCAGTATCACAAACAACGTGGATACCGCGTCTTATCCGCGTATGATCACTTTTGAAACTGTCAAGGGGGAAATGCTGACATTGCCAGCGAATACATTTAATTCCTCATTGATAAAGACGGAATTTAAGGCTATGAAATTTTCTGCGATCAAGAATGCCTTGAAGGATGTCATCTAAAAATAAAGATTGAAAATCCTGCAAAAAATATCTTGACTAGGAAAATCTAATCGACTAATATCTCTCTCATAGGAAGCGGAATGGTTCTTCTTCCTACTCTGTGAAACAAAACATAAGGAATTATACATTATGAACGCTTCTACCGAAACCAACAATGCCGTTGTCGCCGCTGATCTTCATGGTGGCCGTTATGCTCGCAAGCATGAAGACCGGGTTCGCATTACCGCGAATGAGGAAGCCCTTACCGGGCAGGTTGCGGCAAGCCTGGAAGATTGCATGATTGCTTTGACTGGTAATCCCAACATGATTGCTACCATTCGTCGCAGTCCGAATCGGCGCTTCGCGCGTGTCTTGTTTGACGTTTTCATTGAAGATGGGAATGATAATCAGACCATCAACCCGGACCTTACGATGGAGGAAGCCAAGGCTTTCGTGAAGGCGATTGAAACCGCTCATGTGTGGTTCACTCACAACAATGTCGCATCGTCCCAGGATGATAGCAATAGCGTTGTGATCCTGGCCGATACCGTGGCGGAAACTGCCCAGGAGGTTGCCCAGGAGGTTGCCCAGGAGGTTGCCCAGGAGGTTGCCCAGGAGGTTGCCCAGGAGGTTGCCCAGACTGGCATGGAAGACACGACGGAAGCCACGACGGAAGCCACGACGGAAGCCACGACGGAAGCCTAATACCATCGCCTACCTAATGGGATAGGGTTTATGAATTGTTCCTATCCCATTAGAAATTTCTAATATCAAATAAGGATTGAAAACATGGATGATATTGAAAACCAATCTGATATTTCTACTTCCGGCCGAATCCCGAATCATTCTAATGTAAAGGTATCGGCGGAACAACGCAAGGCAAATAGTAATTGGATTCGTAAGCGGGACCAATGGCGTAAGGAATATGAATCGACCGTTCGGGTAATTCGTTTCCTAAAGCGCGAAGTCCGAGACATGCCAACCTGTGATGCCCGGACCACCCTTGCCGCCCTTCAGGATCGCGCTATGGACCTTATGGCCTATCGGGAAGCCATCGGTATCGGATTGAAGGCAACGGCATATCCATACGTCTAATATGGATTATCTAATAAGGCTTATAGAGTCATTTTATCATACTTTATGGTTGACTCTATAAGCCTAATCCAGTATGATCCTTTTATCAGAGAGAGAAAGAAGGAATAAAACCATGGATGATTTTGATACCCAGGTTCAATGCGAGGAAGTATATGAAGAAGAATATACTAAAGAAGAATATGATGAATACATGAGATTCATCGGCCAGGATACTCAATTCTGGGATGAAGTATTAAAATTTGAATAAATAATAAATAATTATGTTAGTGTAGCTCAATGGCCTAGAGCGCGAGTCTCCAAAACTTGAGATGAAGGTTCGATTCCTTCCACTTTCGCCATTTATCTTTTTATTTAGATTCGTTATAGATTCATTTCACCCTGCTAGATTCAATGTCTAGCAGGGTATTTCTATTTTATTTCATTCTTCCTCAATATCGTAGATTAATCCAATATCTGTATACTTTCTCTTATCCGAATGTAATTCCAATAATCGAGATTGTAATTTTTCTATATCACTATCTGAATAATATTCATTCCGTTCATCAAAATCCCAGCCATTGGAAGTCACGGCCCATTCCAGAAAACTGAGGGTATATCCAATAATTTTTCCGATATTATTCATAATAATTTGAATCCCAATCAAAGGTCCAATATTCCCGTTTGGCTTCTGGATATGCATCATGAAATTGTTCAAGAGCATGTTCAGTATCCTCGGCCTGACAATACCACGTTTCGGGAAAATCAGAATTTTCAATACTCAATTCAAACCGCCAAAAGATAAAATTAAAACGAAACAATTTTGGGGGAGGAATGAGAGCCATTTTACTAATCCTTATATGTCGGTTTCTGTTTCTGTCTATGAAGGTATAATAGGCTATCCGTATTCCTATGTCAATAGAAAATCACCCATGCCCTTTAGAAATTTGTAATACCTTGTTTTTAGCATTACCATGGGCAGGAAACCCAACAATAACCTTTCGATCAGCCCTAGCACATAGCTTGCACGTTTGGCACGTAACAGCCTCCATATAGGTCGCAGGACAGGTAACAACCTTATGACCAGCCGGAGTATGGGTATCAGCCCTAGTGCCTTCCTTGGCGTCCTGGATGACTACAACGGGACCGATATTCATACCCATAAGGATATCAGCATGTTCAAGATTGTTCGCAGAAAGATTAATTGTGAACCCGTTATTATTTGCCAGCTTCACAACGTCTCTATTTTGAGAAAATCCCATAAAATAATGGGT